TCGGCGTCCTGCATACTGGCCAGGCGGGTGGAAAACTCTTCGATTTCTTCGAGGCTATATCGGACCAGTTCTTGAACTTCCGGCTGCTCGATATAATACTCGGACCCCGGCTTGCGAATTGCCCGTTGGAACTCGACCGCTCTCCTGGCCAAATCCGCAAGCCCGGCTTTATCTTCCGCCAGAAGGTAATCACGAAAACTCAATCGCATATCGTATATATCTACATGACTTTGGAATCGCCAGGTTTTTCAAGCTTCCGTAAACTGATGGATATATGGGATTCTGTTCTCGAAGAGGAAGCACGAGATAACGCCATCCAAACACTCTTGGACGGCCAGGGTCTTATCCTGTTCTTCCGTAAAGGCGATGGCCTGTTCGGCGCCCCCGAGGAGAGCCGTGTCACCTTCGCCCGCCTGAAGAACCCCGATAGTGGCGAAGACGGATTTGCCCAGGATGCCAACTTCCTGGCTGTCAACTTGCTCGACGCCTTGATGGGCAAGAAGACCCAAACCATCTTCACCCACAAAGACCTGCCCAAAATCAAGATCATCAACCGGGACAAGTGCCACCGGCTCTTGCTCGACAAGGCCAAACAAATGAAAGAAATGGAACCGTCCGTCGTCATCCGCCCTGGAGAAATTCAGGGCGATGATGATGGCCTGGTGCCGATGGGAGACGACTAATGCCTCAGACATGGGATTTTCAGAACGACAAAACACGCCAGTGGCAGTGCTTCGTGTGCGGCCAGGCGTACACGACCTTCGAGTCCTTCAAGGACCACATCATCCAAAACCATGAGGAAGGTCGGGAGTTCGTGGTCTGCCCACTGGCCCGCTGCGGCGCCCCGGTGCGTGACCTGCGTGCCCACTTCAAGGCCAAGCACCCCACGGAAAAGCAGCCAAAAGCCGCCCAGATGCGGGCCATCATCTGGAAGGATCAGTCGGCCAAAAAGGACGGCAAAGACTTAAAGGTCAGAAAGCCCCGCTTCCGGGACGGCTACCTGACATCGGAAAAGAACGGCGGCAAGGAGATGCACTACCGCTCGGCGTTCGAGTGTGAGGTCTACGAGTGCCTGGAAGCCTGGGACATGGTGCGGGCCTATGACGTGGAACCGTTCAAGGTGCCCTACTTCTTCGACGGCGGCACCCATGAGTACAACCCGGACCTGAGCATTCAGTTCACGGACGGCACCATTGAAGTGTGGGAAATCAAGCCGGCCAAACAAACGGCCCTGCCTCGCAACGATGCGAAGTGGAACGCCTGCAACGCCTACTGCAAAACCCGTGGCTGGGAGTTTAAGGTCATTACCGAGGTCGGCGTCGGCAAATTAAAGAAGGCCGTCCAGTTTCAGGAAGCCACCAAAGTTCAAGAATAAGGCGAGCGAAACTTCTTCCGCTCCTCCTGAAGCATGGCGTAGGCTTCCTCGAAGCCTTCTTCCAGAATGTGCTGGAACTCCTGCTCCATCTCGTAATAGTCCTGGGCAATGACCTCGCCCACTTGTTGGACCTTATCTTCCGGGAGCCACTGCGACAGCATCCCCAGAATCTTCTTCAGGCGACCACGGCTATTGTTGTGAAAACCTCTCATGGATTGATAAGCGTTTGGCATTAGATGACCCACTCACTCGGGGCTTCTTTTACGAAGAACGTATGCATGGCCATGATCTGATCGAGTTCTTCCACAGTCTCGATGCCCATCAGGCCCTTTACTATTGTACCACGCTCGGGATGGGCACCACGCAACCACCGCCGGATTCGGCGGTAGCATCCCTTCTGAGATATAACCTTGGTATCGAGAATGTCCGGCTCCACGTCCCGCCTTATAGGTAAGCTTTGTACGGTATTTAGGATAACCGCTGGCGGTTTTTGATAAAGATGGAGCATACATAGTTCCATGAAGACGTTCACGGAATACCTCCAGCAACGGGATGCGGAACTTAACGAAATCAACCTGTTCACCAAACTAGGTCAAATGCTCGGCATGGGGCAAAAGCCGAAATCCCCTATGGAAATCGAATTTTCCATGCTCAGCCAGCAACACGGCGAAGACCCGAACCAGTGGCCGCAGTCCGTGCGCTATCAATTCATGCGGAAATACGGCTCGAACCTGGGCAGCGGCAATATTCCCAGCAGCACCAGCCAGTCCTGGCAAGACTCCCAGGTCGGCCAAGGTTATGTCGCCGCCAATAAGGGCGACCCCTTCCCGGATCGGGTCTATAGGAACCCACGTTCCTAATCGCCCGGAATCACCCGGATCGAATCACTGTCCTCGTGGTGCGTGCTGACCTCGAATATTTCGGCCTCCCCAACGGCCGTCATCCGATGCCGCAGGCCGGTGCGGACGTGGAAAGCATCCCCGGTCATCAGAATCACAACGCTGGCCTTGTCGATATCGTCCTCCTCTCCGTACTGCATCATGATCTGTCCCGAACTCACATACAAAACCTCGTCCTTGATGGCATGATAATGCCAACTGCACTTCTTGCCGGGCAAGAAGTGCAGTATTTTACCGCAATAGCGGTCGTCGTTCCATATCCATCGCTCCCAGCCCCATCCCTTGGGGACGTATTTCATACTTTCATTAGCAATATAACTCATACCCGCCTCAATATCCAGGGGATTAACTCCTCGTCGGCCCGACGATATAAGGCAGTAAGATCGCCGTCGTTTCGCATGAAGTAGTCGTAATACTGGATGCCGTCCGGGAACTCCTCGAACTCGGCCAGTTGCGTCTGGGGGTTCAGGGAAATGAGGCCGTCCTGGTTGGTGCGGACGCAGAAGTCCACGATGGGTTTGATCTGGGATTCGGACGGGTTCGGGTCGTTGTTTTCCATGCCGGGGCGCCAGAGGACTATATTGATACCTCCCCGGTTGCGGATGTGCTTGGCCTCGTTGATATAGCGGCTGTCCGACAGGATGATGGGGTCGTTCGTCCGCAGGGCGATTTCGATCCAGATATCCGGCTTGATCTGCCGGAAGCCGTCACCGATGAACTGGAGGCCCTTGCGGACGTTCATCAGCATTCCCTCGGGCGGCTCCGGTATACGCTTCCATTTCTCGATAAATTCCCGGTCTACGCCGAAGGCGTCGGAGTAGACTTTCTTAACGGCATTAGCGAATGCCGCCCGAGTCCACAGTGGCGAGCCGAACGCATAGTCGTTCGCCTCCAGGATGTGACCATTGAGCTTATCGACCAGATAATCCGCCAGTACATCTTTGCCATTGGCCAGTTGGCCGGCGATTCCGATAATCTTCACGATTCTGCTCCGGGGTAATAATTTCCTGCCACTATTAACTCGATTATAAGCGAATGGGTGAATTGGAGGAATATGAAATGAATGAATTGGGAGAATTGCAAAGAAAGGAGATAGAACCGAAATGCAAGAATTGCCTGCTCTACGACCGAAATCTCGGTCAATGCAAAGTAGCGATCTTGATCGGTGGAAAGGAGTACCACATGCCAGTCTTTCCTGATGACAACTGCCACATGGATGAGCTAAACATCCCTGTTCAACAGGTAAGATGGTTCGTTGAAGACCCAAAGACCGGCGAGCCTACTGATGGCGATGGAGTGGTAAAAATCGAATATCCCGTTGGATTCTTCGGAGAAGAAAAAAACTAACCAAGGACGGTTGAGGGCACAAAACCAATGGGCGTCGGTTGCCACGGGCCATTCATCCGAGGCGACAATGCCAGAGCAGATTGTCCATGCTGGGGCTGTAAATGCTGTCCACCCAGATGTTGTAAGTGTCTGACTCTGAAGTTCGACTGCGGAGCGCCACGGACTCCAACAAATCCTGCCGGATGTGACACGATTGCTGCGCAAATGATGCCTCAACTCGTGACCGCTCCCATTGCGCCCATGCCCTCGTTCGATGACAGTCCAATTATTTCTGACGACGCCGAGTGGGTCTACTCCCTAGCGACCAATAACTGCTCGGTCCCCTGCCAACAAATTACAGTGAAGTTGTGCCCTCAGCCTGTGGGTGGTGTTTGCTGCCTGGAGTATACCGGAGGCAAGAACTGCGCCGGTACGATATACGCCGTGGGCAGCGGCGGTATCGACGCCCAGGTGGTCCCACCCACAGGCGAGTTTTCTTGTGGCAAGTTCACTGTGTTGATAAATGGAATGCCGGCACCCGTGCAGGTCAGCGATGCCGATATCATAACGGTCAGTTTGATATCGCAAGACCCGCAGTGCTGCTCGTGCGTTTTGACGTGCGTTATCGACCCGTGCTACCCGTACACGAAGCCGATGATGGCCCTCCGTGGCCGTGGGAACAAGATTCTCGTCAACAAGCAGGAAGTCCTTAACCGCCTGGCCGAACGCCAGATGCGTATCCAGAAGCGCTTACGGCGATCCAAGTAAGCTCAACTTCGCCTGCTCCACAATCTCCTGGACCTTCTCCTTCTTCATACCGCCCAGGGCCTTGCGGACCTCCTCCACGTCTCCGGCGGCGACCTCCTCCATGTTCTTGAAGCCGGCGTCGTAGAGCTTCTTTGCCCGCACCTTGCTGACGCCATCCAGTTTGCAGAGATCAACCAAGTGGGCGCCAACCCCGTGCTGCACTCGGCCCGCAAGGTCGATGAAGAACTTCTGCTTCATCCACTTGCCGCTCATGGTGTCCAGGGCCAGTAAGACCTGGCCCATGCGGTTGTAGTCCCACTGGAGGTTCCGCATGAAGCCGGCCATCGCCGTCGAACCGAAGCCGTTCAACAGGCAGTGGTACACGAAACCCGCTTTGATACACGAGTCGGTGAACATCTGCCCGCCGAAGGCATGATTCACCTTCGCCATGAAGCTGCCCATCTCCTCACGCTCGGCCTTGTTGACGATGCCGTAGCGTTGACTGTCCACGTTGCCCAGGGCCATTGCTATCCAAACATCATCCTGCGACTTTTTGTTCTCGAACAACGTCTTGAAATTCCGCCGCAGGTCGCTGACATCGAAAGGCGAATAGTAAAACATGCTGGAGATCGTACCGATGGAAGTCGCCACCAATTTGTCGCCGTCCTCACGGATAGCGCCGCACTTCCGCAGCAGGTCCAGAGTCTTGTCCACCACCGCATCGTCCAGGTTCTTGGCCTGGTAATGAGCGAGCGACCGCTTGTACCAGCGATGCACGTCGTCCTTCGTCTTGATGTCGCCGTGATGAATCTCACTGACGACATGGAAGGCCAACACCTTGTAATGTCCGCCGACATCCTGGAGCAACTGGCTGGTGATCGGTTCGCTCTTCTTCAGCCGCTCCTTCTGAGCAACGAACTTGCTCTCGGGAAGCAGGATATAGGCATCGCCCATCGGATCGAAGCCGGGACGGCCGGCACGCCCGATCATCTGCTTGATGTTGTAGGTTTCGACTTCCTGAAGGCCCCGGTGAATGCCGAGGACAATCACCCGGCGGGCCGGCATGTTGAGTCCCCAGGCCAGAGTGGAAGTCGCCACGACCACCCGGAGCGTCTTGTCCTGGCGGAAGCGGTGTTCCAGGTTCACCCGGTCGGCCTTGTCGAGATCGGCGTTGTGGTACTCGCAGTTGATGCCGGCCGCACGCAGGGTCTTGACCATCAGTTCGCCCGTGCGTTTGGTGTGGACGAAGACCAGGAACTTGTCGTCCGGGTAGTATTCGACAATATCCAGGGCGTAGTTGACCTTTTCCTTCTCCTTGCCGTCGTAGCTGCCCACGGCGTCAGTATACATCTCGTAGTGCGTGTTCAGCGGGCAGGGGCGGAATTTGGAAGTTAAGACAAAGGTGTTCTTCTTGTTCAAGACATACGACACCCACTCACCGATCTCGTCCACGTTCGGCATAGTGGCCGACAGCAGAACGATGCGGCAATTCGGGTTGATGTCCGTAAACTTCATCAGGCCGACTTCAAGGTGGTGGCCCCGCTCAGGGACGGTCAGCAGGTGGGACTCGTCAATGACCAGGGTGCCGACATCCTGCAACCACGAGTTTTGCTCGGACTTAAAGTTCCGGGAGCGGTGGTTGAGCATCTCGGAGGTCATGATGAACAGGTCGGCGTCCTGAAACTCCTGCTTGCGGTCGGGCGTCAGGCGATAATC